ATGAAATACTTAAGCGAAAGAATAACACAGCAAATAGATTTAGGTTCAGTTCAAACCAAAGGTATGTATAAATATGAAGTTCAAGTTTCAGATAGAACGGAACAGAGTGGATGGTGGACTGTATTTGTTGGTAATTATTACAACAATGCTGAACGTTATCATACGTTTGATATTACTGATTTATGTAGAAGCAGAAAAAGAAATGTTCACGTAAGTTATGGTAAAACATTTGATACAGATGTTCCACTTGTTGAACAATATAGAATAATTGTAACAAAAAGTGATGATACCACCGTTACAGGTTCAACAATAACTGTAGCACATGTTTATCCATATCCAAACATACAAAAAACGTCACTTTTTATGTATCCTTCTTCTATATTTTTTGATATTATAAATGGTTCAAAAAACGATGTTAGTTTATTGTTACAGGGTAATAACAGATATAGAACTGGAACAAATAATTTATACCTTTGCCCAAGATACCCTTTGGTTAATGATGAACAGGATTTAGATTATGATTATACAATGACATTTGGTGCTACAATTGAAATTGGTAGTTCACAACAGCGTGTAACATTTTTTACTATTGAAGCAGGTGAAGATTATACAAATACAGATAATTGGCATGGGTATTATGAATTAGAATATTTAGGAATGGAAGGATATTCACATACTTTCTTTGATGCATATAGTAAGTTCTTTCAAGCATCCCAAGACTTACCAATGAATGTTGATTATTGGGTATATATGACATGGAAAAATGTTAATGGTGTGCAACAATACCGTAGAATAGCAATCATTGAAGCATGTAAGAGTAGATATTACTTACTATGGCAAGATAGGTTTGGTTCTTATCAGTCTCAGCCATTTAAAGGTAAATTAGAGTATTCAGAAAACATTACTAATAGTGAGTATACAAATTATAAAGGTGAAAGGTATAAATACAATGTACAAGTACAACCTAAATGGAAAATCAATTCTGGATGGATTACAGAAGATTTATACCCATTCTATGAAAGTATCTATGTAAGTCCAATATTGAAATTATATGATACAGAAACACAGGCAGAATATGATGTAATACTTAATGATAACTACGTTGAAAAGAAATATGAAAATAGCAAAAGAATGCTAAATATTCAACTTAATCTTGAAGCAACGGAGAAACAAAATATAACCTACTAATATGAACACAAGGCTTTTTATTGAAAATAGAGAAATTGAGTTAGATGAAACGGTACAATTTGCCATCACAAAGCAATTTGAAGATTTATCTAACCCTACTACAATTATAAATGATTGGAGTAAAACGGTATCTATTCCTTTTACTGCACGTAACAATGGAATATTTGGACATATCTATAATCCAGATAAGTTAACTGTTGAAGGAGGTTCTAATCAACCGCTAACTGGTAATTACTTCAACCCATATAAGAAACTTGATATGAGATTACAATGGGGTGATGATGTTCTTATGGTTGGTTATGCTAAAATGAATGAGGTTAAACAGAACAATGGCAAAGGTACTTATGAGTTAACATTATTTGGACAATTAGGTAAAGTATTTCAGGAGATGCAAAAGATTACGTTTGATACCACTACTGATAATACCGATTACTTGATACATGGCGAAGAATATGTTAGTGAAAACATAAATAGAAACCTTGTTTTCCGTTCATGGAATACATCAGGACAAAGAAGTAAAAAAGTTCTAAAGAAAGGAGAAACTGGGTATCAGATTACTGATATTATTGGCTTTGCGCCTAACAACAGTTTTTCAGAAGGATTTAACTATGATACTTATCAAGATTCAAATAATTCTTCAAATTTGTTTGTTGATAATTTACAAAATGCCGATTTCCAAACAAAAACAGGTATTGAACCTTCTGCTGTAATACATAATGGTGTTTTACCGCGTGAAATAGGTGAATATAGAAGTTATTTGCAATTACCATATATCTACTGGAACAAACTCTTCCAAATATTTCAAAAGAAAGCAGAAGAAGTAACAGGGTATAAGTTTAAGTTGGATGGAACTTGGTTTAATTCCTCTAATCCGTATTGGTATAATTTAGTTTATATGCTAAAGCCATTTAACACTAAAAAAACAGAAGGTGCAACTAATTATTATAATCCACATATATATAACTTTACGTGGATGGGTAAAACTGACACTAATATACATGAAAGTTATGTAATGATTCCAACTACAACTGAAACATTTAAATTAGTTGAAGATTTTGATGCATATCCTTCTAGATTTGTAATTACAGATAAAGATGAAGTATATGTGAACTACTCACTTGGATTAGAATTACATGATAATGGTTCTTCAAATCCGTATTCATTAAGACTACACAAAGATAACTATGTGAATATTAAAGTAGATTTACTTGATTCAAGTAATAATATAATTAAGACTGAAAAATATGCTATCTGTGACTATGAATGTAGTTATATGGATGAAATAAAAAACACTTATAAACAAGAGAACATTTTAACATATAATGAATTAACAAGAACAGGCGAATATCCACACAGGCTAAGATATATTATCATTAATCCAACATTTACCTATATGTTGAAATCATATAAAGGGTTAGAATATAAGTTTAGAATTTCTAGTAATTGGAAATATGGCACATATAGATTTATGACTAAGTACAAATCAAGTGATAGTTATGTTGGTACTACCCCTGAAACAGTATTAAAGTATTCAAATAATAGTTTAATATCAGCGCAATTATCACTTGAAAGGAGAAGTAATTCATACTTTATATTAAATGATTTGTGGAATAATGAATATAACATTTTCAATGAAGTTCTAAAGTACTGCAAAAAGTTTAGATTGATGTTCAGAGAAGATGTTTTTAATAAGCAAATAGAAATTCTTACTTTTAGTACCTACTTTAAGAAATATTCTGTTACTGATTGGACAAATAAAATTGATAAATCTAAAGATTTCAACATTAAACCTATTTCATTTGAAAACAAGTATGTGCTATTTAATCATAAAGACAGTAATACTAAATTAGGAAAACAATATAAAGAAAAATACGGTTTAAATTATGGTGATTATAGAATTGTAACAGATTATAACTTTAATACAAAAACTAATAAGTTGTTTGACGGTATAACACCTTCTATTACTAATACTGATAATATACTATCTTGGACTAATTTACGTAATTATTTTAACATTGTATATAGTTTTCCAAGTGAAATATATGTTTATAACAAAGATAAGGACAACAAACAAGTAGATATATTTGGTGCATATTTCTTTCATAATGGATTAACAACATTTAGTAAAGAACAAGCATTACATCTGCATGATGTTTGCATAAGTGATGATACAGCATATCAGGATGACATTAATACCTATTTCTATTCCAGAAATTTTAATAGTGTTTCAGTTGAATCATATCCAAACCTAGATATTGTAAAAGGTGATTTTATAAATACTTTCAATTTACCTAAAGAGAATTACACCTATAATAATAACTATGACAACAAAGCAGGCATTTATAGTAATTTCTGGGAGAAATATATAGATGAAAGATATAACATACAAAATAAAATCATTACGTGTTATGTATTAATAAAGCCAAGCGAATATAATCAATTTGAATGGAATAAACTTGTTAAGGTTGGAAACCAACTATGTATTGTTAATAAAATCTATGATTATAACATTACAAGTAATCAACCAACAAAGGTAGATTTGGTTACAATTCAAGATATTAATGCTTATACTGATGATTCATATTTTGATGCTTTAGATAAATTGGATTTACATGTACCTGAAAAATCTTATTTTAATAGTAGTATTATGAATGAACCTAGAATTTTAGGAACATTTGATGCTGTTACTGATGTAACATTTGCAAATGCAAGTAAAACATATATTGCTAACAATGTTAAGTTCACAATAATTGATGATACAATATATTATCAAACGATTGCAGAATATCTGGATAAAGAAGATATAGAGTTTACAGTTACATTACGTAATGAAAACTATACTGCATCATTTAATTGTGTTAGATACTCAACATATCCATATCCTTGGATTATAATTGAAGATTCTAATGGTAAGGAAGTTTCAAGCATATACCCAGGCAGCAGAGTTTACAAATTCAAGTGGCATGGTACTGAAACTGAAGGATTAGATAATAAACCAACTATTACTATTGAAAATCATGGTACGGGTTCTGCTACAATCGGTAATGATTGGGTTGAGAATTGGATTATGATACAGGAAGGTGATGATGAATGGTTTAGAAATGAGTATGAGGTAACATTAAATACCAATATGACAAACTATAGTGGCACATACCTTAGATTTATAGTAACTGATAAAGCAGGATGGCATGAAACAAGGGATTATCCAATTTCAATATAATAAATTAAAGAAAAATATATAACAATTATATGGCAACAGAAAATATAAAAGTAGTAAAAGTAGATACTGGTGCAGCACAAACGAGTGTAAAGGAATTGCGTAATGAATTAAAAGAGTTACGCAATACCTTGCTTAATACAACTGAAGGAACTGATGAATTTAACGAAGCACTTAGACAATCAGCAGAAATTCAACACACATTAAAAGAACAAATGGAGTTGATTAATGCTAATGCTATGGACTTTGGACAAATTGCAACCAACTGTACTAATGCTGTTGGTTCTATGGTTGCAGGCTTTCAGGCGGCTAAAGCCACTTTAAACTTGTTTGGTATAGAGAATGAAAGTGTAATTAAATCATTGCAGCAGATGCAAAATTTGATGGCAATAACGCAGGCTTTACCTTCAATTGATAAAGGTGTTAAGGCATTTAAGGCGTTAACAATGGCTATCAAAGGAGGAACATTAGGATTGCATGGTTTCAAGGCTGCACTTGCTTCTACAGGTATTGGTTTAGCAGTAGTTGCTGTTGGTGCTTTGGCTGCAAATTTTGACAAGTTAAAGAGTTGGATTACTGGTACTAATGAGGAATTGGAGAAACAAAAGAAACTCCAAATGGAAGAACACCTTAAAAAAGTTAATGAACAACTTGATAAACGCTTAGACAGAGAGAAAGAAATAAGAAAACTAGCAGGGCAAAGTGATGTTGAAATTGCTGAGGAACGTGTTAAAAGCATAGAAAAAGAGATTAAAAAGAAAGAACAACTTATTGAAGCAAATAGACGTGAAGAAGCGCAAGCGTGGACATCTTATCAGATTAATCTCCAAGCGGGTAAAGCACAGAGTCTCTTGAATTCTCTTAAAGCAAAAGCCAATGCTATCCATGAAAAGGAAGTTACTTATCAAAGAGAACTTGATAATTTAAGAGAGAAAGCATTGAAGGATGCAAGAGAACAGTTGAAGATTGAACAAGAAAATGAAGCGGCGCGTGAAATTAAAAGAAAAGCCGATGCAGCAGCCAAAGCTGCAGAGGATGCACGTAAGAAAGCAGAATATGCAAGAAAGAAACGTATTGAAGATGAAAAGAAAGCCGTAGAGGAACTTCGTAAGAAATATGGTGAACTTGCAGAAGATATTGCTTTGTATGATGCTACTGATTACGAAAAAGACTTGTCTTCATTAGCAAAGGCTGAACAAAAGTCTATTAAAACAATTGAAGATGCACAAAAGAAGGGTATTATTTCAAAAGAACAATATGAGAAAGATAAACTTGCTATTGAGAAATACTATATTAAACTTCGTGACAATGCACAAAAAGAGGAAGCACAAAGGCAACGTGAACAAAGTATTGAATTGTTAGATACCTCTTATCAACTTGAACAGGCTAAGTTGCAAAAACAATATGATGAGAAGTTAATTTCTGAAAAAGATTTTACTGATAGAAAGAAAGAATTGTTAGAAACATACGTACAAGACTATGTAGATAACATTCAATTCATGCTTGATACAGAGAATGGTTTGACTGATGAACAAATTCTTGATTTAACTACAAAAATCAATGAAGCACGTGCAATGTTAAAACCTGAAGAAACTACTGAAGGTGAATCATTAACAAAAGGTATCTCTGAAGCAATTAATGCATCAGCATTGGCTTTAACAGATTTCTCAGATAATCCTGCTTGGGGTAACATATTAAAGAATATTGCTACTTTAACAGCCAATTGGGATTTACTACACAAAAATATCAAAAAAGGTGGCAAAGAAGCATTTACTTCTTATGCACAAATTGCTGCAACTGCATTGTCAGCGGTTGCACAAATGATGAATGGTTTGGCTGCTGAACAAGATACTTCTAATAAAGAGGGGTTTGAACAATCAAAAAAATACCAAATTGCTGGTGCTACAATGTCAATGTTAGCGGGTATTGCATCTGCTTGGGCTTCTTCAATGCAACTTATGTTCCCTGCTAATGTTATTATTGGTTCTATGTTGTCTGCAATGATGTTAGGTACTGGTATAGCACAAATCCAGAAGATTAAACAAACACAGTTCAATGGTGGTGGTTCAACTAGTGCAGGTGCTACACCAAATACAAGTGCAGTTAATTCTGTTATAGCCCCTGTTCAATACACATCCGATGTTAGAGGTGCTGAAATTGAAGGTGCAATCAAAGATACTAAAGTATATGTAACCGAAACAGATATTTCCAATACCCAAAACAAGGTAGAAGTAACAGAAAATGAAGCAAGATATTAATAATCTGAAAAAACCTATATATTAGTTATAGAGGAATGTAAATAAAACGCAATATGAAAGTTTTTTATATAAACATAGATGATGAACTGACGGGGATAAATGCCATTAGTTTGGTAGAATCCCCAGCAGTTGAAAAAGACTTTCTTTGTTTTAGTAAGGAAAAGGAAACAGTAAAACTAAACTTTGATAATGCTAAACGTGTTATATCTGGTGTTGTTTGTTTAGCAGATACACCTATTTACAGATATAATGAAAAGTATGGTGAATATTACGTTGTATTCAGTAAAGAAACTATCCAAAAGATGGTTGAAAAATTTGCTAAAATGGACTTATTTAAATCAGTAAACTTACAACACGATGATACAAAATTTGTTGATGGAATTTACATGTTTGAATCTTACATTATAAACAAAGAAAGGGGTATAAACCCTGTTGAATTCTCAGATATACCTGATGGCAGTTGGATTGCTTCTTATAAGGTAGAAAATGATGAATTATGGGGTGAAATAATAAATGGTAATAAATTAAATGGTTTTAGCCTACAGGGGTTATTTGAGTTAGAAGAAAAATTCAGTGAACAGAAGCCTGTAGAAGAAACCTTTGATGAATGGCTTGAAAAACAATTAAATTAAAAACTATGAATTTTTCTAACGTAATTAAACTCTGGAAAGCAATGCTTCAATTACAAGAAATCGAAACAGACAAAGCAAAACTTATTGTTGAATCTGAATTAGCAGAGGGTGTTGAGGTGTTTGTTGAAAAAGAAGAAGGTTATGTACCTGCTGAAGATGGTGAGTATGAAACGGAGGATAAGATTATTGTTGTAGCGGAGGGTAAAGTTACTGAAATTCGTGAGAAAGAAGTAAAACCTGAAGAAGTTGCACAAGAAGATGAACCAAAGAATGAAGATGAACCTAAAGCAGATGAACCTGATGAAAGGGATGCAAAGATTGCAGAAATGCAAGCACAACTTGATGAACTTAATGCTATTATAGCAGAAAGGGATGCAAAAATTGCAGAACTTGAAGCCTTGTTAGCAGAAAAACAGGCACAACTTGAAATGTCCGCTGAAGAACCAGCAAAAGAAAAGGTTAAGAAAGAAGAAAAAAGCGGTGCATTGAGATATTTTTAAAAAATGAATAATTAACTAATTAAACCTAAATTAAAACTATGGCAATAAATGTATCAGCCTTGACGGCTTATGTAGAGGAACAAAGACTTCCTCTTATCAGAAAAACTGTATTTGCAGCACCTTCTACAAAGTATTTTAACCTTCAAACAGGTATCAAACATAGTGCTGCTTTGAATATTCTCAACACAGAGGTTGAGTTTGGTGATGGTGCTACATGTGGATGGGATGAAGCAGGTAGTTCTGCATTTTCTCAAAGAACCCTTGAAGTAGGTAACTTCAAAGTAAACATGTCATTCTGTGACAAAGCGATGTTGAAGTACTGGATGGGTTATGATGTACGCGTTGCTGCTGGACAAAAATCACTTCCTTTTGAGGAAGATTTTGTAAACGGTATCATTGACGGTGTACGTGTTAAACTTGAAGATATGATTTGGAAAGGTGTTAAAGCAAATGACAAAATGGATGGCTTGCTAACTATCCTTAAAGCAGAGAGTGGTGTAATTAAACCTACTATTGCTGCTGGTTCTAGCATCTATGAGAAAACCCTTGCTGCTTATAAAGCAATTCCTGCAAGCAAACTTGAAAGTGCTTCTATCTTCATGGGCATTGACAATTTCCGTGACTTGGTTCTTGAGTTAACCGCAAAGAACTTGTATCACTATTCTCCTGAAGTTGATTCTGCACTTGAAATCGTACTTCCTGGAACTAACACTAAAGTACGTGGTGTTGCAGGTTTGAACGGTGAGAAAGCAATTGTTGCAGCAGATGGTGAAAATATCTACTTCGGTGTTGATATGGAAGGTGATGAGGAAAGATTCGACTTGTGGTATAGCAAGGATAATCAAGAGTTCAGACTCGCTATCAACTTCAATGCAGGTGTACAGGTAGCATTCCCTGATGAGGTAGTACTTGCTACTTGGGAGTAATTGAAACAACAGAAATAATAACAAAAGGGGGTAGCAATAGGGCTATCCCCTAACTAAAAAAAAACATTTAAGAATTATGGCATGTAATAGTTATACATTAGCAGGTTTAAACACTGCTTGTAAAGAACCATCTTTTGGTGGTATTAAAGAAGTATTGATTGCGCTGTATGATGATGTTGCCGCTGTTTCTGTTGATAGTCAAACTTCTTTACTTACACCTAGCATGGCAAGTGGTAAAAAGTTTAAACAATATAAGTTGTTAAAATCCACAGGCGGTTTAACAAGTACATTAAATACAAGTGAAACCACTTCTTCCTATTTTACCAATGAAGTTACACTTCAGTTTATGAAGATGGAGACTTCTAAGCGTATTGAAATTATGGCACTTATGATGTCAGCATGTGCAGTTATTGTAAAGGATGCAAATGATAAGTATTGGTACTTAGGCAAAGATAATTATGTAGAATGTAGTGCAGGTTCTGCAACTACTGGAACTGCTGCTTCTGATGCAAACCATTACGAACTAACCCTTTCTGATACTTCTGCTGAACTTCCTTATGAAGTTGATAGTACGGTAATCCCTACTATTGTTGATGAAGTTGCGTAATGAATTAAACAAAATGTGGGGATGTAAGTAATTGTGCTTATGTCCCCTTTATTTTTATAAAACTAAATTAACTAACTATGGTATATATAAACGAAAATAGCGGTACAATTTCAATCCCTCGACATACATTTAATACAACTGGTTTGTATAGGCTAATAGTATCTTCTAATATATCCAATGAAGTTATTTTAGTTGAAGATGGGAATGATATTTCTACAAATACCCTTTATTATAAGTTTGCGTTAGGTAACTTGAACAAACTAAATGTAGGAGAATACACATACAATTTATACGTTATAAATAATGGTATCTCTAATAGCATTGTAGAAACAGGTTTGCTTACGTATGGCAATTTTAATAGGGTTGTAACAGTTAATAATACTTTTAACAATGAAAAAATACAATACAATGGATAATAAAACAGGTAATAAAGAAACCATAAAATTAAGTATTTTTGATTCGGCTGTTAAAGTAATTCCTACATTTGTTGAAAAAGAAAACTCAGGTAAAGCATATTTGAATTATGGTGTTGATAACCAATTTCCAAATTACCTGTGGGAACTATATCTACGTAGTGCAATTTTACAGTCAATCATAAATGGTACTGCTGATTATGCAGGCGGTAATAAAATAACATATGATGAAACTAACCCAGTAATTAAAAGGCTTGAAGATGAAGCCAATAAAGATGGTGAAACCCTTGATGATGTAATTAAAAAGATAATTGTTGATTATCTTATATTTGGCGGTTTTGCTTTACAGGTTATATATAACAAATTAGGTGAAATCAGTGAAATTTATTGGTTAGACTTTAGAAATGTGCGTAGAAACAAAGAAGGGGATAAGATATATTATTCTGATGATTGGGTAAGACATGCAAATGATTTTCTTACTTATGACATTTTCAACCCTGATAACAAGAAAGGAACAAGCGTATTCTACTTTAAAGGACATATTTCCAGAGGTATTTATCCAGTACCGCGTTATAACGGTGCTTTAAGTGCAATTGAAACCAGTACAGAAATAAGTAAATTCCACTTGAATAGTATTCTTAATAACTTCAGTGGTAACTTTGTAATTAACTTCAATAATGGTATTCCTACTGAAGATGTGCAGAAAGAGATAGAGAAGAAAGTAAAAGACAAATTCAGTGGTGCAGATAACGCTGGTAAGTTTTTAGTTGCTTTCAATGATAGTAAGGAAAATGGTGTATCAGTAGAAAGAATACAAGATGATAACTTTGATAAGAAGTATGAGAGTTTAAGAACAGATACTTTTAAGGAAATCTTTGTTGCATTTAGGGCTATTCCTCAGTTGTTCGGATTTAGTTTGGAAGGAACAGGATTTAATAAGCAAGAATTTCAAGAAGCATTCCAATTATATAATAAAACCACTGTAGAACCAATTCAAAAGGATATACAGCGTACATTTAATAAGATATTCGGTGTAGATAATAGTTTAGTTATTGAACCATTTAAAATTGAGGAAGGAGAATAAAGATATGGCAAAAGTACTTTTAGTTTCAGAACAGACTTTAAAGAAGAACAGCGTTATAAATAACAATGTTGATGGTATGTATCTACTTCCTGCTATTGAATATGCGCAAGATGCAGGACTTCAACCTATAATTGGTACTAAACTATATAATAAGTTGATGGACTTAGTAGAAGATGGTAGTATAACAGGTGCTACTGATTATAAACTACTCTTAGATGAATATGTAACACCTTACCTTATAAACAAAGTAACCGCTGATATTCAAATACCTTTAGTATATAAAGTAAGAAATCAAGGTGTGGTACAACAAACAGGAGAAAACACTTATGCACCTTCATTAAAGGATTTGCAGTATGTAATACAAAACTATGAAAATAAGGCAAACTTCTATAGCAACAGATTAAGTGATTATCTGAAAGCAAACAGAAGTAAATACACAGAATATTGTAGTATTGATTCTTGTGCAGATATGCCTTCAAACAAAAATGCTTATAATACAGGAATATATCTAGGATAAGGAGGGTTATTATGAATGTAAATGAAATTATATATAAAATATCTGAAGTAGCCCTTTCACAAGAACCTGTTAAAAGTGTTTATAATGGTGATGTGTATGAAAATTGGAATAGTGCAGAAGTAAATTACGGTTCATTTAATATAGGGCTACAGAATGTAACATATCAAGGTAATTTCTGCACATATACATTTGTCCTTTATTATGGAGATAGATTGGAACAGGATAAGAAAAATATTAATTCAATCTTTACAGATGGTGTAAATGCTATTCAATCTGTTATAAATATTCTGAATGAATTAAATGTGGATATAAGTGAACAGATAACATACACACCTTTTGAACAACAATTTATGGACTATCTTGCAGGGGTATATGCAACTGTAGAAATTACCACAGAAAGCACATTAGGCTTATGTAGTATTGATAACTATGAATACACAGATGATAAGGATAAACTGATTGAAAGACTTATTGAAGAAATAAACAAATATAAAGCAAAAGATGAAGAATTAGCATTATTGCTTCAAGAAATACTACATAAAGTAGGTGGTGAAGGTATAAACTAATAAATATAACAAATATATAAAGGTAAATAAAAAAAAT